ATCTCCGCTGGTGGAATGCACTAGACCCTATAGTATGGAACACACATAATTTCTTCTGGAACCTAGTATTGCCAATTGTTTGTGTAACAGGAATTGCATTATTCTTTTGGTTTAAGAAATAAGTATAAGGAACACATATGGCACTCCCGACATTTCTTGAGTTAGTTAATGACGTACTTGTACGTATGCGTGAACCCGAAGTGGCAACGGTTAATGAGAATACTCTTTCCAAGGTTGTTGGTAAGTTTGTAAACGATGCCAAAAGGCAAGTAGAAGACGCTTACAACTGGAATGCACTAACTGACACACTAACAGCAACAACTACTTCAGGAGTGTTTAATTACACACTGGTTGGCTCTGGTGCTAGGTTTAAACTGCTAGAGGTATATGACGTAACCAATCGTCAGCACTTGGATGCAATCCCTACTACCGAAATGACTAAGTTGTTCATCAGCACACCTACACCTAACACTGGTGAACCTGCCTATTACAACTTCAACGGTATTGATAATAATGGGGACACAAAAGTTGACCTCTACCCCATCCCTGATAATGCGTATTCAATCTACTTCAACATTTACAAGCCTCAAGCAGCACTAAGTACAGATTCAAGCATCATGCTGGTTCCTTCAGAGCCTGTGATTCACCTAGCCACTGCTAAGGCCCTTGTTGAACGTGGTGAAGATGGTGGTACTCAATCATCAGAAATGTATGCCCTTTACAGGCAAGTGCTTGCTGACTACATTGCTATTGAGGCTAGTCGTTACCCTGAAGAAGACTCTTGGGAAGCCGTGTAATGGCACAACAGATTCAAACCTTCTCTATCACTGCTCCAGGCTTTTATGGCCTGAATACTCAGGACTCCTCTCTTGACCTAGCATCAGGGTTTGCCCTTACAGCCATCAACTGCGTCATTGACAAGTATGGCCGTGTAGGGGCACGTAAAGGCTGGAGTGCATTAAGTTCTTACAATGCAACCCTAGGAACCAATCCTATCAAGTCCATTGGAGAACTGGTTACAACAACTGCTGTGTCCTACACCATTGTTGCTGGTGATGGTAACTTATTCTTATACTCTGGTGGTGCTTTAACTGCCCTAACATATGGTGGTGGAGGTGTTGCACCAACAATTACAGATAGTAATTGGCAAATGATTTCATTGGCTGACCATCTGTATTTATTCCAATTGGGACACAATCCCCTAGTGTTTGATCCTGCTGTTAGTACAACACAATATCGTAGGCTTGTCGAGAAGGCGGGTTCAACGGGAACACCTCCTGATGCTAACGTAGCAATCTCTGCCTATGGTCGTATTTGGGCAACTGATTCAGCAACCAACAAAACCACAATCTTTTGGAGTGATCTTCTTCAAGGTCACAAGTGGGGAGCAGGTTCATCAGGTAGTCTTAATGTAGATCAGGTATGGCCCAATGGTGGAGATGTAATTACAGGGCTTGGTGCTCACAATGGATTCTTGTTCATTTTTGGCAAGAATAACATTTTGGTATATTCTGGTGCTACTAATCCCGCAACCATGACACTTTCTGACACTGTAACAGGTATTGGTTGTATTGCTAGGGATTCAATTCATAATACAGGTAGTGACATTATATTCTTGTCTGATACTGGTGTCAGAAGCGTATTACGTACTGTTCAAGAGAAGTCAGCACCATTCAGGGACTTGAGCAAGAATGTACGTAACGACTTGATGGCGGGCCTTAGTGGTGAAACCCTGTCTAATGTCAAGGCTGTTTATAGTCCTTTGGATTCTTTCTACTTAATTACCCTACCTTCATTAGGTCTTGTATATTGTTTTGATAATAAAGCACTACTTCAAGATGGCTCTAGTAGAGTAACCACTTGGAATGGTATTGCACCAAAGAGTTTCTTATACACTTCAAATAAACAACTTCTAATTGGTAAAGAGGGCTACTTAGGTGAGTATTCAACTTACCAGGATAATGGCACTTCATATCGAATGAGTTACTACACCAATCACACTGACCTAGGTGCTCCTTCAGTTAGTTCTGCTTTGAAGAAACTCTCTGTAGTTGTTATTGGTGGTACTAATCAATATGTAACTATGAAGTGGGGTTATGATTTCAAAGAGAATTATTATTCTCAAAGTGTTAACATTCCTGAACAAAGTGTATCTTATTATGGCATAGCAGAATATAACACATCCACTACACAATATGCTGATGGTGTCACCCTTCAAACCCTTGTAGCCTATCCTACAGGGGCAGGTAAGGTTGTTCAAACAGGCTATGAAGCAGACATTAATGGTTCTGCTTTAAGTATTCAAAAAATCGAAATTCAGGCTAAGAACGGGAAAATACTATGAGTTCATATACAAAGGCTACTAATTTCGCTAGTAAAGATGCACTAGCGGCTGGTAATCCCTTAAAGATTGTTAAGGGTACTGAAATTGATAATGAGTTTAATGCAATTGCAGTTGCAGTTAACTCAAAGATTGAAGGCTATAACGCCCTACTCACTGGAACACCCACAGCACCCACTGCTGCTTCAAGTACGTACACAACGCAACTAGCCTCTACTGCTTTTGTTCACGATGTGCTACCTAGGGGTGTAATCTTAATTTGGTCAGGCTCTAGTGCCTCTATTCCCTCTGGATGGGCCTTATGTAATGGCTCTAGTGGTACCCCAGACCTACGTGATAGGTTCGTTGTAGGTGCAGGTACTACATACGTTGTTGGTGGCACTGGTGGTACTAAAGATGCTGTTGTTGTAAGTCACACTCACACTGCAACTGTTACTGATCCTGGACACACTCACAATCTTCATGTTTTTGACAGAAGTATTGATGGCAGTGGTGAAGAAGGAGATAACACTGTTGCCTCAGGATCAGCGGGTGTAAGCGGTTACATCGATGGTAATACTACAGGTATTAGTGTAACCAATAGCACTACAGGTGTCTCAGGAACAAACCAAAATCTTCCTCCATACTATGCTCTTTGCTATATTATGAAGACCACTGGTATTTAAAACATTACAGATATTAAGGAGAAACTATAATGGGTTTATTTGGAGGAAGTAAAAAGAAAGCCTTGAAGAAACTTGCCGCAAGGCAAGAGGCTGCTGGAAGGGCCTATCAACAAGCAGCACAGTTTAGACCTGTAGGTACTACCAACGCATTTGGTACTACTCAATATACGTATAACCCTCAAGGGCAACTAGAAACTGCTGGCTATCAACTAGACCCTAGGTTATCTGCCCTAACTCAAGCAGCCATCACTTCTGCTGGAGATACAGGTTTACAGTTTGCAAATCAAGCAACTCAATCAGGTTTAGGTTTAACAAACTTAGGTGCTCAATACATTGCACAATCACCTGAAGAGGCTGCTGCAAAGTATATGCAACAGCAACAAGCATTGCTGCAACCTGGACAGGATTATGCTCGTGCTCAACTAAATCAAGGACTGTTTAACACTGGTCGTGGTGGCCTATCTGTTGAACAAGGTGGAGGCATTGGAGCAGCAAACCCTGAAGCAACTGCCTATTACAATGCCCTTGCACGACAACAAGCAGAGATGGCTTTGAATGCTGACCTATATGGTCGTCAGCGTGTAGCCTTTGGTGCTGACCTAACTAAGTCAGGTTTAGGTCTTGGTGTTGGTGCTTATGATCCTATGAAGGCTAACCTAGCTGCTGCTCAGGGTGTTGAGGGATTAGGTCAAGGACTCCTAGGTACTGGTATTGACATTGGTAAGTTACGTACTGCTGCTGCTACTCAGGGTGCTCAAGGTAATTTAGAAGGTACTCTAGCAGGAGCACAATCTCGTTATCAAGCTGCAATGACTCCTTCATTTGGTCAAAGTGTCTTAGGTGGTCTTGCCAACATGGGACTTAACTACGCTACTGGGGGTTTAGGTGGTCTAGGTAATTGGGTATCTAGTAATCTCTTTGGCCCGCAGCAAGCAACCTATACAGAACTCTCAAGCCCTGCAAACATGGGATTCTATGGCTCTGCTACACAACCTTCTTCTGGTTATTCTGGCTT